AACAACGCCTACAACATGGACTTTGAAGATGGCTGGCTCAACAACAACGACAAGAACAACGAGCGGCTCGCGCGCCCTGTCCGCAGATTTAAGTGTTGCTCCCTTCCGGTTCGAGGATCTCGTCCAGGCTTACTACGACTGCCGGCGCAACAAGCGGAATTCCGCGAGTGCACGGCTGTTCGAGAGGGACATGGAGATCAACTTGCTGGAGCTGCACGACGACCTGATTGCCGGCACTTACCGGCCAGGCCGATCCATTTGTTTCGTGGTCACCAGGCCGAAAGCCCGCGAAGTTTGGGCGGCAGCCTTTCGGGACCGCGTAGTACATCACCTCATGTACAACCATGTGGCACCGCGCTTCTACGCCAGCTTCATAGCGGACAGTTGCGCATGCATTCCAGGACGCGGCACGCTGTACGCCGCCAAGCGCCTTGAGTCGAAGATACGAAGCGCCAGCGAGAACTGGTCGAAGCCGGTCTTCTACCTGAAATGCGACCTGGCCAACTTCTTCGTCGCCATCGACAAGGCGGTGCTGCGTAAACAGCTTGAGGCCAGGATCACCGAACCCTGGTGGCTGTCCCTGGCAACTCAGATCCTCATGCACGACCCGCGTGAAGACTACGAGACCCGCTGCCCGGCCCACCTGTTCAATCGGGTGCCGCAGCACAAGCGGCTGGTTGCGCAACCCGCGCGCCTCGGCCTGCCGATCGGCAACCTGTCCTCGCAGTTCTTCGCCAACGTCTACCTCGACGCCCTGGATCAGTTCGCCAAGCACAAGCTGCGCGCAAAGCACTACATCCGGTACGTCGATGACTTCGTGTTCCTGCATGAGTCGCCGCAGCAGCTCAACCAGTGGATGGCCGAGGTGGAAACGTTCCTGCCCATGCTCGGCGCAAAGCTGAACCCCACGAAGACGATCCTTCAACCCGTGGACCGCGGCGTCGACTTCGTTGGCCACGTCATCAAGCCGTGGCGGCGAACCACCCGCAAGCGATCTCTGGAACAGGCGCTGAAGCGCACAGCAGCGGCACCCGCCGAGGATCTGCGCGAGACCGCCAACAGCTACTTCGGCCTGCTCAGCCAGGCCAGCCACAGCGAAAAAGATCGGGCAGCACTCGCCCGCGTCGTGCTGAAGCGCGGCAACAGCGTCAACGCGGCGCTGACAAAGACCTTCCAGAAGCAACCCCAACCCCATCAATGAATCACGCCAGCCGGCGAGGCAGGCGCACGCTTGGAGATACCCCATGCAAGCAGTCATCTACGCTGGCCTGCGCAACGGCGAGCGCGATCAGCGAATCCACGATGCCTTGGTCTATAAGCACGTCGTTGAGGTTGCCAAGGAATTCCAGTTGGCACCGAACACGATCCGCGCGGCAGCAAAACGCATTCAAAACGCTGTTGTGTTCGATCTCTGTCTGCTAGGGGGGGGGCAGCCAATGCCTATTGGCAAAGTCGTTGCTGAGTGTTTCCGAAAAGCGGCCCTCGGTGCTTACCGGAACTACCACGGCACCTTCCGCAACCTTGAGCTGCCTTGCTGGGTAATCACCGACGGCACCAACCGCATAGAGGTGATGGAACTCCGCAAGATCGATACCGGCGAAGTTTCGCTGTAGCCACCACTTCCTCATGACCCCCTCACGAATCACGCCACAGGCGAGGACCTCCTATGTCCGCACAACAGAAGAAAAACCCCTTCGATTTCAAAACCCAATACGGACTCGGCTTCAACCCTCAGGACGATGAGATCGTTGTCGACTTCTTCTGTGGCGGCGGCGGCGCTGGGACTGGCCTGGAAATGGGCCTGGGCCGCACCGTGAACGTGGCGAAGAACCACAGCCCGCAAGCGATCAGCATGCACACCGTGAACCACCCAGGCGCGAAGCACTTCACCACCGACGTGTTTGAGGGTGACCCGGACACCGAGTGCGGCGGCAAGGCCGTGGGCTGGTTCCACATGTCGCCGGACTGCACGCACCACTCCCAGGCCGCCGGCGGCCAGCCACGCAAGCGCGAGATCCGCAACCTGTCGTGGATCGGCCTCAAGTGGGCAGGCATGAAGCGCCCCCGGGTGATCAGCCTTGAGAACGTAAAGCAGATCCTGCAATGGGGCCGGCTGATTGCAAAGCGCGACAAGGCCACCGGCCGGGTGGTGACCCTGGACCAGGTGCCGCACCCGACCAAGAAAGGGAAAACCACCAACCGGGTGGCAGCGCCTGGCGAACAGGTGCCGGTTTCCAACCAGTTCCTGGTGCCTGACCCGAAACACCGCGGCCGCACCTGGCGTCGTTTCGTGGCGCTGCTGGAAGGCATGGGCTATGTGGTGGAGTGGAAGGTGATCAAGGCGTGCGACTTCGGCGCGCCGACCAGTCGGGAGCGCCTGTTCATGATTGCTCGGTGCGATGGCCGCCCGGTGGTGTGGCCGGAGCCTACCCACGCGAAGAACCCGGCCAAGGGCCAGCAGAAGTGGAAGACCGCCGCCGACTGCATCGACTTCACAGATCTGGGCAAAAGCATCTTTGGCCGCAAGAAGGACTTGGCCGAAGCCACCCTGAGCCGCATTCGCAAGGGCATGAAGAAATTCGTCATCGACAACCCTGCGCCGTTCATTGTGCCGATTGCGAACTGGTCCGGCGAATCGGTGCAGTCAGCCGGCGAGCCGCTGCGCACGATCACGTCCTACCCCAAGGGCGGCGCATTCTCGGTGGTCAGTCCGGTGATTGCACCGGCAACGCACCAGGGCAGCGACCGGATCAACGACCCGCTCGAACCACTGCCGACGGTAACCTGTGCGAATCGTGGTGAGCTGACGCTGATCAGCCCCACGCTGATTCAGTCGGGCTACGGTGAACGCCCAGGGCAAGAGCCACGGGTACCGGGCGTTGATCGACCCCTGGGCACCGTTGTCGCCGGCGGCGTGAAGCACGCACTGGCTTCGGCCTGCATCGTCCAGGCCGGGCATGGAGAGGGCTCCGGCGCAACCAAGCGCCGTTCCCACGGTGTGAACGATATCTGCGGCCCGGTGGGCACCGTCACCGCCAGCGGCGGCGGACAGTCCATCAGCGCGGCGGTGATGATCCAGGCCAACGGCGGATTCAACACCGTGTACGCCAAGGACATCCGCGACCCAATGACCACGGTGACCAACACCGGCAGCCAGCAGCAGTTGGCGACGGCGCACCTGGTGCACATGCGCGGCAACTGTTACGCACGGGACGCCAACGACCCACTGCACACCATCAGCGCCGGCGGCCAGCACCACGGATTGGTCAGCGCTTTCATGGAACGGGCGTTCGGCGGCAGCGTGGGCCAGGGCCTGGATGATCCGGCGCCGACCATCACCGCCGGTGGCGGCGGTAAGAGTTCGCTGGTGTCGCTTACCCTGTCGCCAGAACACGAAGCGGGCGCCCTGCGCGTTGCCGCCTTCCTGATCAGCTACTACGGCACCGAGAACGTCAGCGCCTGCGATGCACCGGCACCCACCATCACCACCAAGGACCGGCTGGCACTGGTCACCGTCATGGTGAAGGGTACTCCCTACGTGATCGTCGACATCTGCCTGCGGATGCTCAAGCCGGCCGAGCTGTACAAGGCCCAGGGCTTCCCTGCGAGCTACGTAATCACCCACGGCGCCGACGGCAAGCCCTTCACCATAACCCAGCAGGTGCACATGTGCGGCAACAGCGTCAGCCCGCCGCCGATGGCAGCACTCGCCAGGGCCAATGACCCATGGCGCGCCGAAGAACGCCAGGCACGCGCCGCATAACTCCCCCACTCCACCGCCCGGGCATGGCCCGACAAGGACTCCCAGTGAAACGGATTTACCTCAGCGGCCCCATGACCGGCCTGCCCGGCCTCAACTTCGCCGCCTTCCACGCCATGACCACCAACCTGCGCGCCGGCGGCCACACCGTCACCAACCCCGCCGAACTCAACCCCGACGGCGGCACCTGGAACGACTGCATGCGCCGCGACATTGCCGCCCTGATGGACTGCGACACCGTGGACACCCTTCCCGGCTGGGAGCATTCAAAGGGTGCCCGCCTGGAAGTCCTGATCGCCGAACGCCTCGGCATGACGGTTGTGAATGCCCATGATCTGCTAACGATGGAGGCTGTATGAGCGAAGCACAGTCGTACTACGCAGGAAATATCGACAAGGATCGTGTGGTCTATCTCGCTTCAGACTTCGACAATGTCACGCGCTTGTTTCTGGATGCCGCCGAGCGCTGCATCGCCTCGGAACGCCGGGAGAAGGAGCTGCAACAGCGCCTGACCGCAGCGGATGAGCGATGGGACGAGTTGGTCAGTGCGGTACGGTCAATCAACCGTAGCCCGCACTACATGGTCAAAGCGATTGACGACGACCAACCGCAGTACAGGCAGCGCAAGGAATGGATTGATTGGGTGCTTGGGCTTTGCGATGCAGCGCCTACCTCCGGCGAGCGTTCCAACAAGGACTACGCCATCGAGCACGCCGAATACATGGCCAAGTCAGCCGATGACGTGCTGGCGAAGTTCCAGGCATACGGCCTGGCTCTGCTGGCCGTTGATGAGGGAGGTGACGACGGAGAAGGTGAGCTGCTTGAGAATATCGACTCCGCCCGCGGTGATCTGCAGGAGTCGCTGGTAGATCTGCGCAGCATGGTTTACGAATTCCGCAAACGTAGCGCTAAATCCCGATAGGAGTACATCCGTACTCCACCCGCAAAACCTGTAACCCCTCCCCCTTCAAAGTCAGCCGCTATAGCGGCGAGGACGAAGTCATGCCCGAAGAAAATGAAAACCCCTGGAACGGCGAAGGATTGCCGCCTGTTGGAACGACTTGCGAAGCGCTCAGCGCTCGGACATCCACGTTTCGGCAATGCGCAGTTCTGGCTCACCGCGGCGGAATGGCGGTAGTTAGCTTCCTCGATCAGGAGGAATTGCAGTGGGCCACAGAGTTTCGCTCGGCAGACAAGGCAGCAGCCGATGCACGGGATTCCGCCATCAACCTGATGATCGGTCACGTCAAAGATCACCCGGGTGGTCGACACGGTGCGCTGCACCTGACGCAACTCAAGATTCAGGAAGAGGCATGCCGAGACCTGTACGACGCTGGGTACCGCAAAGAGGTGACGGCATGATCGCCCTCCTCTGGTTCGCCTACGTCTTCATCTACAAGGGGCCAAGGCCATGAATGCGAAAGTCCTCGACCCTTGTAGCGCCAGCCGAATGATGTGGTTCGACAAGGGTGATCAGCGCGCCCTGTTCGGCGACATCCGCGATGAAGAGCATGTGCTGTGTGACGGCCGGGTTTTGAAAGTCGAGCCCGACGTCATCATGGACTTCCGGCACCTGCCCTTCCCAGACGCCAGCTTCAACATGGTCGTGTTCGATCCTCCGCACCTAGTTCGCGCCGGACGCGAAAGCTGGTTGCGGCTCAAGTACGGAATCCTCACCGACGACTGGCGTGACGACCTGCGCAAAGGCTTCGCGGAGTGCTTCCGGGTGCTGCGGCCTGGCCAGTTCCTGATCTTCAAATGGAATGAAACCCAGATCCGGGTCAGCGAAATCCTGGTGCTTACCGACGAGCAGCCGCTGTTTGGCCACAAGTCCGGGAAGCGCGAGAAAACGCACTGGATCACCTTCATGAAGCACTCATAACCCCAATCCCCCTACATGCCGGTCGGTGAGCGGCGTCAGGGCAACTGACTGTCGATCCATCGTTCAGCGGCCGCCATGGCGTCATCAAGGGCGGTTGGGTAGTCAGGCCACGGCCCGGTCAGTTCAGCGGCAACCTCGCCCAACCCATCAATTGACGCTGGCTCGATGATCTTGGCGGCAACCGGGGCGTCATCGTTCGGGCGTCGCCAGTCGAACTTGAGGAATATCGTGTGGCCCCGGTAAGCATGCGCTATCGGGGCATCAAGATTGTGTGACACGTCCATGCCTCATCACGAACTTAGTTGAACCTTTTTGTACACCAAACCCCACGCACGTTAAATATCGGCAAAACGCCATTACTCCATCCCCCTACATGCCTGCCGGTGAGCGGCGGGCGAGGTATTTCTATGTCTGAGATTCAACGCAAAACGATGTGTATCTATCACGGCAACTGCGCCGATGGCTTCGGCGCTGCCTGGGTTGTCCGGAAAGCGCTCGGCGCTGACGTCGAGTTTGTGCCCGGCGTTTACGGCCAAGAGCCACCTGACGTCACGGGTAAAGACGTGATCCTCGTCGACTTCAGCTACAAGTACGACGTGCTGGCGGCGCTCGCGTATAAGGCGAACAGCATCATCGTACTCGACCACCATAAAAGCGCGGCTGAAGACCTTGCCCGCTTTGAGCCATTTCACGCCGGCATAGAAGAAGACACCCGGCACGATGACGGGTCTCCTTTGCTCGGCTGGAAGACGGCGCACGACATGGCTAACTCGCAAAATGGTCCAGCCATTGCCTGCTGCTTTGATATGAACCGCAGCGGCGCAATGCTCGCCTGGGATCACTACTTCCCAGACCAAGAGCCACCGCAACTGCTGCGCCACATCGAAGATCGAGACCTGTGGCTGTTCAAGTTGGATGGCACCCGAGAGATTCAAGCCAACCTCTTTAGCTACCCGTACGACTTCGAAGTCTGGGATCAGCTTATGGCTGCCGACGTCCAGACCCTTCGCTCAGATGGAGCAGCGATCGAGCGCAAACATCATAAGGACGTGGCCGAGCTGGTCGCCGTAACGAAGCGCCGACTGGTGATCGGTGGGCACGACGTGCCAGCCGCCAGCTTGCCTTACACCCTGACCAGCGATGCCGGCCACCTCATGGCCCAGGGCGAGGTGTTCGCAGCCTGCTACTGGGACACACCTGACGGCCGAAGCTTCAGCTTGCGCAGCACTGACGAGGGACTTGATGTGTCGGAGATCGCCAAGCTGTACGGCGGTGGCGGCCACCGTAACGCGTCTGGCTTCCGCGTGCCATTCGGCCACGAACTGACCTTGTAATCCATCACCACCTTCTGCCGCCCAGCGCGGCGCGGAGCATCATCATGGCAGCAGCAGAGCAACTACCTGTTGAGTACCTGTCCGACAAGGTCGCGGAGAAGAACTTCGCGGAGATGGTCGGCACAACGCGCCGCGCGCTTCAGGGCAAGCGACAGCGCAACATCATCCCCAAAGGGGTGTGGAACGAAATAGATGGCCAGATTTACTACAGCATCAGGAGATATGAGGCATGGCTAGAAAGCCTTTGGGATTGCCCGCCGGAGTTGAATTTGCAGGCCAGTCAGTCCGCATTCGCTTCACCTGGAAATTCAGGCGCTGCGAGACCCTCGCCTATCCCCAAACGCCAAAAGGCATCAAAGCGGCCGCAGATCTTCGCGCTACAGTAATCAGCCTAATCAAGCACGGCGTAATGGACGACAAGCGTTACGCCGAGCTTTTCCCGAACTCGACATATTCCACCTACTCCGCGACTCCGCTGTTTGGCGAGTATGCACAGACCTGGCTCGACAGCCGGGAGGTAGTAGGGGGAACTCGCAAAAACTACCGAATCTCCCTTAACCTTTACTGGATGCCGCATCTTGCGCTGCTTCCGATTGACCAGATCACATCGGCAATGCTTCGGAAAATAGCCGGAGAGACGCCGTGGAAGTCGTCGACGGTAAAGCGCTCGGCGATCCAGCGCCTGCACACGATGTTCGAGTGCGCAGTGAACGATGAACTGATCACCAGGAACCCGGTCGGCTCAATTGAGCTGCCGGTGAAGGCAAAGAAACCGGTTGACCCTTTCACTGTAGCGGAGGCGGATTTGATCATCGGGCACCTGTACGAAGTGCTGATCGGTTCAATGCGGGTATACGCGGCCTATTTTGAGTTCGCCTTTTACACCGGCATGCGGCCTGGGGAAATAGCGGCGTTGCGCTGGGATGAGGTGGATACAGATGGGCGTGTCGCCAACGTTTGTAGAATCGTGGCCGACTACAAGATCGAGGAGCGCACGAAAACACGCGAGACGCGCCGAGTCATGCTGAACAGCAGGGCATTGAATGCCGTTGAGGAGGCCAAGAGCGTGGCCGAGTTGAGGGCGAAACAGAGCCGGCGCCAGCATAAACAATCGCCGTACGTATTCCCGCCGACCAAGAACTTCGAGTTCATTCAGCAGGCCAGCGTGACCGACAAGCACTTCAAGGCGGCGCTCGTCGCGCTGAAGATCAGGGCCCGACGGCAATACAACTGCCGGCACACTTACGCTACCATGTGCCTCATGGCAGGCATGAACCTCGGGTTCATTGCGAATCAGCTTGGTCACAGCGTGCAAATGCTGCTGACGACTTATGCCCGATGGATCAATTCCAGTGAAGACTGGAGTGAGGTCGGGAAGCTGGAGCAAAGCCTGATTGGTACAAAATTGGTACAGACAGAAACCGTACCCCTCTAGAACCCATACGGAATAACGCTCTGTGACATTGGAACAGAATTACACCGAGAT